CCCATACCCAGCACGGACGTTGTGCCGCCCGTGAACAGACCTGCTACGACCAGTGCCACGCCGAGCAAGGTCTGGAACATGCCGGCCTGCTTGCTTCCTTGAATGATCGGCATGATACGGATCGCACTTGGCCCTGCCGACTTGAGATCTAGTTCCTGCTCGCCGACATTTCGTTCGTCAATGAACACCGCAAACACCAGCCCTCGTTCCTCGGCGCTGCGCAGGAACTGCTCGAAGCCTGGCTTCATGTTGCACAGCGCGCTCATAGCATCACGAAAGCCATACAGGTCGAGCAAGTACTCGCGGCCAAAGCGCTTGCCCAGCACACCACCCAGCTTGATGGTCGTCATTGTCATGGGCGGTAGTCCTTATGCCTCAGTATCAGTTTCACCCGGTTGGCCTGCGACCAGCCGAAGATTTCGCGCCCGGCCAGGCGACCTGCCATATGGTGGTAGATGAAGGGGCCTGAGCCGCCAAGCCTTGCTGCTGGCTCGCTGACAAACGCGGGCTCGTCTCCCAAATAAATCGCGGCGTGGTTGGGATGGAAACATGGTCGTCCGGGTGTTGGAATTTGCAGAACCAACATGTCACCACGCTGAGCAGTTTCAACCTGGTAGAAACCCGTGGCCTTGAAGTTGTCTTCATAAAGGCTTGGGCCCTGTTCGTCCTCCCACCACAGGTCATGGCGCTCAAAGTTAGGCAGCTGCAGACCAGCCTCTCGGGCGTACCAGTCGCGGCATGCAGACCAGCAATCCAGCAGGCCATGGGAGAAGTCGCGCGCCAGCAGCGGTGCCCGAAACCCGGTTGGTTTGAACCACTCGAACTCGCCGCCAGGCCAGCCCACGATTCCCCAAGGGAGCTCGTGCAGTTCGCAGCTGACGCGATCAGCCATGCTCGGCGCCGGCGCTTTGTCCGGATGACTGTGAATGATTGCGACGACGGCCCCGAGATCCTCGGCGGCAGCCAGGTCGCGTTCATCGATCTGAAAATTCTCTCGGGCGGACTTTGCTTTGTTGCCGCAAGGGACATAAACGCGGCCAGACTCAGTGCTGACCAACACACCGCACGCCTCTGCGGGGTAATCACGCTCGGCGTGAGCACGAATCTCAGCCTGCAATTTTTGATTGATCCGCATGATTACCTCGAAGATGCGATCAGGCTCGCGCCCATGGATCCGCCAAATCGACGGGTATTGCCGCGAAGCTTGCAGCTGCTCCACCAACCGCCACAGCGATCAAGTGCAGGGTTGTCCGTGGGCTCATTCTTTTTCGTGAACATCGCGGCGCCCATATAAGCGCACGCCTCACCCCGGTAGCCGCCACGGCAAGCCCAGCGGCATAGCTTGGTGATCTGCTGCGAGGGCAACATCTGCCCTTCCATGTCCGTTGGGCCGGAAAGGTCAAAGGTCAGAGACTCAAATGTTTCGGAGGTCTTCTGCTCGATGTACCAGAGGTTGATCTTGCTCTGGTTGCTGGCAGTGGGGTTGCCGTCGGGGAAGTTGGCTGCGTCCAGAAAGTGGCGGAACGTTTCGATGACGCGGACCTTGGCGCCGGCAAGGTCCCGGAACTGCAAGCACAACGCGGTTAGTGCGCCACGCACACCGCCCAGTTCGTTGGCCACCTGCAAGGTGGGCGAAGCAGGCCGGCCATCACCGCGGATATCAAAACCCTTGGCGGTAATCTGAAGCGGGGAATACAGCTGTCCCTGCCAGATGATGTCGCCTTCCTGCGCGTGACCGTGGAAGCGCCACAGATTCGCGCCCAGGCGCGTGGCGTCGAGCTCGAATAGACGTATCTGGTTACCCGGCTCAAGTTTTTGGATGTCTGCGTTGTAATTCATAAGGCTCCAAAAACAACAAACCCCGCACTTGGCGGGGCTTAACAGTTGTAAAAGATCAGGGGCGGAATACTTGTTTGAAGGTGGCGCTGAGGGTAAACAGCCCCGCCCCCTGCGCATTTAGCTTGTAGCCGTTTGCGCTGTATCGGCCTTGGGTTCCTCCCGGCGGTGTCCAGAGGAATGACTTGTATCCCTCGTGACGATCGAGAAAATCTCGAACGCCCTTCAAATCATCTCCAGGGATCATTTGACCGACAACACTGATATCCCAAGACTGCGACTTGGTGTTGATGCCTACCCCGCCAGCCTGGGTGTATCCGTCTCCAAAGTCGTTTCCCCAAGTGCGCTGGCTGACATCGCCGTTGGCACCAATGCGCGTGCAATATCCAAAAGTCTCAGCCATTACACACGCCTCCAGAGCACACCGCCCTGCTGGGTTTCCCGAGTGATGATCCGGATCACGTCAGCTGTGAACGCCTTGCTCATTGCTTCTCCCTGCTGCTGAGCCTGTTGATCACTCACGCCGCTCTGGGCTTGGACTGTGATCGGCGCACTGATACTGATCGAGGCACCCTCTCCACCTGTGGATGGGGTGGTCATTCGATCTAGCGTGCGATCCAACTTGGCACTGGTTTCGGCCGTCGTTACCCGCTCACCCTTCTGCAATAGCCAGGTGCCCGTCTCCGGAACAGCATCGATGCCGTCGTGCGCCATGCCAGCCAGCGCCGCACTTGCGACCCCCGCAACCATGGGCGCCGTGGCTGCAGCGGCTGCGGCAGCAGCAGCTGGGGCCGCAGCAGGACCAACAATAGGAATCGCAGCCGTCGAGGCGAACGCCGCGAGGCTGGCTTGAAAGGCGGTTGCTTGCGCGTTGGCAACCAATGCCGGTACCGCACTCGCTTGAGTGGCCTTGCCCACCAGTAGCTGCACACCTTGATAGATCAGCCACTGGGCAGCCATGTCCGTTAGAGCATTGAGCGTTGACTTGGCGAAGTTCGCCACCAGATCGCCGAGCGCATCGCCCGCATCCTCTGCACCACTTGCTACATCAGCCAGAAAATTGCCGAGCCCGTCAGTGGCACTATCCAGAATGGAAGCCGTTACATCGGCCGCCTGTGAGGTGTAGTCCTGAGCCTCATCGACATAGTTTTGCCAAGCATCGCTCACCCCATCCATCCAGTTGGATTGGGCGATATCGATGTTTGCGTAATACTCCTGCTGCAACTCGAGGCGCTCTGAAAGCGCGTCCTTGAGCATCCCTGTTTCCGTTTCGTACAAGCTCGCGCTGATATCGCCAGCGTTGAATTGCTTTTGCAGATCGGCCATCTGCGCATTGAAATCTTGCTGAATGGCTAGGTCTTGCTGAAGCCGCTCACGGGCTTTATCCCCCATGCCGGCGCCAGCCAATTCGCTATCAAATCCGGATTTGATGGTGGCATTGGCCGCCTTGAGATTGGCGAGATAGGTAGCTGATTTGGCCTCCTCTTCGTTTGCCAGCTTGAGCTTTTCCAAAGCGTCAAGTTCCGCCGCCAAGCTCTCCAAACGCTTTTGCTGCTCAGCATTAATTCCGACCAGCTTGCCTGAGGCAATCTCAAACCGAAGCTTATCGATTTCAGTGGCTTTCTTCTGGGCATCGGTAGAGGTGTTGATCAGGGCGATTTGCCGCTGAAGGTCCGTTTCGGAGCTACTGAATGTGTCGTTTAACTTTTTGGCAGCGGCGGCGGCGTCTTGTGTAGCCTTCTTCGCCTTTTCAAGGGCTTTTGGGTCAACATCGCTGCCAGCCCCTGGAGTGATTCCTTGATTGGATGCCGCAATTTCGGCGGCGGCTTTTTTGGCTTTCGCCACATACTCCTTAAACTTGTCACCACTCAGCGGCTCTTCAAGATTCTCTTTGATTTTCGCCGCTGCCTGCGCTGCCACACCAAACTGGATTTGTGCATCATTTGCAAACTGCGCGGCGCTGGCTTTGAACTCTTTTGACGTTTCACCAAATGTAAGAGTGCCCAGAGCACTATTCGCCTGCGCAGCCAGGTTGTTTGTGTGGCCAACAGCCGTGGCGAACATGCCAACCAACGTATTGGCCACGATGTCAAAAACACGAACTACGCCATCGCCAGCATTAACAACAAACGCTGTGGCCTCGACAATCTTGTCTCCAAGATCACCGACTACACCTTTAAGGCCACCAGCATCTTTTGCAGCGGTGTTTAGATCTTTAGAAAACTGAGCCAAAACCGGGAGGAATTCGGCGGCAAGCATTGTTTTTCCGGAGCTGAGGTACTGCCCAAGACCTTGCAGCTCAATGCCGAACTGCTTTGCGGCAGCGATGGTTTTTTCGTCCATAACTACACCGGCGTCCAATGCGGCTTGGCCCAGTTCGTCAAACGCTTTTCCACCGTTTCGAAGCAGCGGCACAAGCGCGGTCGAATCGTTGGCAATGGCCTCCATGTAGAAAGTCATTTCTTTCTGGTTAACATTGGCCTTTTCAAGGCTTGTGACGTAAAGCGCGAGCGCTTCTTTGCTGTTTAGCTTTTTGAAACTATCTGCAGTTACGCCAACCTTGGGTGCAATTTTCTCAAAAAAGTCCTTTAGCTCACCGCCGCCTGTGCTAGCAAAGTCCCCCATTTTGTCGTTTGTGTCTTTGAAGATGTCTGACAGCTTGTCCTGCTCAATGCCGACACTCTTGG